CGTTATCGTCATCTTGCTAAGTCAGAGCGCATGGATCCAATAAAGGGCACACAACGCAAAGCTGGTATGGATCTTGCTCTAAAGAAAATCTATGGCAGCGACGAATTTGGTAATAAGCCAAAGGTAAAAGCTACTAAAGAAGAAGTTGAGTTAGATGAAATTCTAACTAAACAGACTTCTGCTGGTGAAGTAATCAAAGACTTTCAGCAGTCAAAGAATCCAAAGTTTGCTGGTAAGTCTAAAGAAAAGCGTAAGCAGATGGCTTTAGCGGCTTATTATGCAAAGCAGCGTGAAACAAACGAAGATCTTTCAAATGATGATTTTCATAAAGATATGGCAGATGTAAAAGCTGGTAAAGCCGATGCATCAAAAATGGCTGATAAGTGGGGTCCTCGTGGTGGCGCCTTTTTAGGTTTTATAAAATCTAAATCTGTTAAAGAAGACCTAGCAATGCCACTTCTTGGTGGTGATCATTCGGATCTTCCTAAGGGCCGCGCAGATGATACTCAGGAAGAGATTGAAATGGTCAAAGCCGAGTTAAAAGCTCTAGCAAACAAAGCTCTTCACATCTTAATGGCTATGCCACAAGATCTTCATGTTGAACCATGGGTACAAGCTAAGATTGCGCAAGCTAAAGAAATGATCAATAGTGTTCATGACTATATGGTTTATGGTGATCATGATCAACCAGAAGATGAGCAGACAGATACACCAATGACATTCCCAGGTATGAATGTTGACAACGCTCTAGGGATGAACGTATAATGTCTAGTCCATATACACCTTTTGTAGCCGGTGCTTTTACACCACTGGGAAATACTGTAACATTTCTTGCTAATACGGCTGCTCCTACAGCTGTTCAGGTAGTTCAGGGTCTATCAACAAGTGTTTCATTTTGTCAATATAGAATTTTTAATTCTGGCCAAAATTTAATTTTTCTTGGAGTTGGATCCAGTGCTACTATTGCAAATAATAATGCTACTGTAGTAACAACAACAGCAAATTCTATTCCAGTATTGCCAGGTTCTCTAGAAATTGTTTCTTTACCGGCAAATTCATATTTTACAGGTATTACTGCTTCTGGTACTTCACAAATTTATGTAACACCTGGTTTGGGTATCTAATATGTCCTTAAAAGCAGTTATCCAAACGGGAACAAATATCTCTGTTGGTGGTCAAGGTTCTCCAACCATTGCTTATGGTACAGGAGCACCATCAACAACCCACGTAACAGGTGTTAGCACTTCGGCTTCCGGAACACCAGTAGTGGGATCTCAATATATTCGTACAGATGGAACTGCCGGAGCAAGAATTTATTGGTACTTTGGCGGCTCATGGGTCGTCCAGTCAACACCATAAGGTAATACTAAAATGAAACTCATCACAGAAGCAAATTTCGAAGATGTTGAGTTGATCTCTGAAGCCAAAGAAGATGGCAGCAAAGATCACTACATCCACGGAATATTCCTTCAAGCAGAAAAACAAAACCGTAACGGTCGTATCTACAGACTTCCTATTATGGAAGCTGCAGTAAATCGTTATATCGAAGATCATGTTAAAACAAATCGCGGTTATGGTGAACTTGGTCATCCTGCTGGTCCACAAATCAATCTTGATCGTGTATCTCATTTGATCACAGAATTGAAGCAAGATGGTAATAATTTCATCGGTAAAGCAAAGCTAACTGATACACCAATGGGAAATATTGCTAAAGGTCTTCTGAAGTCTGGTTCTAATCTTGGTGTTTCTTCTCGTGGTATGGGCAGTCTTAAGCCAAATAAACAAGGTATTATGGAAGTTCAAGATGATTTCCATTTAGCAACAGCCGCTGATATCGTTGCTGATCCATCTGCACCGGATGCTTTTGTTAAGGGTATTATGGAAAATGTAGAATGGGTATTCGATCCAATTAAGAATACTTGGCATGAAGAACAACTACATGAGATGAAAAAATCCATTAGAAAAATGACAATGGATCAGATTGAACAAAATAAATTCGGTATATTCGAGGGCTATTTAAGGTCTCTCGCGTCGAAGACAAGAGTTTTATAAATAATTTTAAATACGAATTAGGGAGACCTTATAAATGGCAAAACAACAAATTGATGAAGCACAGGTAGAGAATCTTGAAGAAGATTCAGTAGCAATGGCTACACTACATCCTGGTTCACGCCCAGTAAAAGATGATCCAAAGTCAAAGATTGAATATATCCAGCATGCTATTGGTGCAATGCACGCAATGCGCAAGGATGACTTGACAAAGTGGTTCCATGATGCAATGAATCTAATCGGTAAAGAAGCATCTGCGCTCCCAGGTTCAGCCAACGAAAAGGGAAATGAAGCTTCAGTTAGTATGAAGGGCTCATATGCAACTGGTAAGGGCGGCGCTCAAGCAAATGATCCAATGCCGCATCTCGATCATAAAAATAATCCATTAGCTAAGATTCTTTCAGTTAAGGAAGACGTTCAGGAAATGTTCGAAGGTCAGGACCTTTCTGAAGAGTTCAAAGAAAAAGCAACAACAATTTTTGAAGCAGCTGTTTCATCACGTGCTTTGATGGAAGTTGCTCGTATTGAAGAAGAATATCAGACTCGCCTAGAAGAAGAAGTTCAGCAGATTGCTGAAACTCTAGAAAAGCAGGTAGATAGCTATCTCGACTATGTAGTCGAAAAGTGGTTGGAAGACAACCAAGTTGCTATCGAATCTACTCTTCGTAACGAGATCATGGAAGAGTTCATCGACGGACTTAAGAGTCTATTCACTGAGCATTATATTGATGTGCCACAGGAAAAGATCGACGTTATCGAACAGCTAGCAGCTAAAGTTGACCAGCTAGAAGATAAGCTAGACGCATCTATCAATGAGAATGTCGAATTGAAGAGAGTCGTAGCCGAAGTCGAGAAGAACGAAGCCCTTGCTGAAATGGCAGAGGGTTTAACTCTAACTCAGTCAGAGAAGTTTGAAGCTCTAGCTGAAGGTGTGGATTTTGACGGTAACGTCGATGCTTATAAGAGAAAGCTTTCCTACATTAAAGAAACATATTTCACAACAGCCGTTAAAAAGCATGTTTCAAATATTGAGGAAGAGACCTTCGAGGCAGAAGAGTCACAGACAATCGCAACAAACCCAGAAGTCGCCGCATTCGTTAAAGCGATTTCCAGAACAGCCAAAAAATAATTTTTTATAAATAAAAAATAACACCCAAAGATTTTTAGAAAGGGAACAGTAATGTATCTTCAAGAAGACATCCAGAGAAAGTGGGGCCCAGTATTGGAGCACCCAGATCTAGCTCCAATCAAGGACGCACACCGCCGTTCAGTAACAGCAGTTGTACTTGAAAACACTCAGAAAGCACTTCGTGAAGCTGCTTCTCAGGGCCAGTATCAGACAATGCTTAATGAAGCCGGTCTAGAAAACGCAGCTGCCAACTTCATGGGCGGTTCAAGCTCAACAGCTGGTAGTGGTGGCATCGATACATTCGATCCAGTTCTTATCTCACTAGTTCGTCGTGCAATGCCAAACCTAATTGCCTATGATATCTGCGGCACACAGCCAATGACAGGCCCAACTGGTTTGATCTTTGCAATGCGTTCACGCTACAGCAATCAGGCTGGTAACGAAACATTCTACAATGAAGTTAACACACAGTTCTCTTCTGTTCTTAATGGTAACTCAACTTTTGGTCAGAGCTTCTCAGGTACAATTCCTGGTAACTCTAACACAACAGCTCTTACCACAAACAATACACCAGCATATAACACTGGTTTTGCAATGCCAACAGCTACTGCTGAAGCACTTGGCGCTCTGAACTTTGCTAACGGCTCAGCTTCAGGCAACAATGACTTCGCACAGATGGCTTTCAGCATTGAAAAGGTTACTGTTACAGCTCAGTCTCGCGCCCTAAAGGCAGAGTACACAATGGAACTAGCCCAGGATCTTAAGGCTATCCATGGTCTAGATGCTGAAACAGAACTTGCTAATATTCTTTCAGCTGAAATTCTTGCAGAAATCAATCGTGAAATCGTTCGTGAAATCAACGTTACAGCCGTACTTGGTGCACAGGACAATACAACAACTGCAGGTATCTTCGATCTTGA